AGGGAGGGCTAGGTAAATGGCTACTATTGATCGTACCCCTAACGGCGGAACTACTGGACATCCAGCAAACGTCGCACGTCCCTACGTGGTAACTTCACAAGTGCATGATACTGCAGATGGCGGTACGGGCGGTGATGTCGTTCAACTGATCGACGTTCCTGCAGATACCATGATTGTTGCAGGTGCTTTGGAAGTTTTGGAAGCTCGTGGTAACGGGCAGATCACTCTAGACGTAGGTTTCACTGGTGGTGATGTAGACTGTTTTGTTGACGGTTCTGCTCTCGCTGCTGGCTTCACTCCGTTCCTAGAGGCTGCAGTAGGTGCGTCTGGCTCTAACGCCCGTATCCTAACTTCTGCAGACACTATTGACGCTCTCATCCTAGATGGTGGCTCTACTGGTGAATCTGCTGCACGTTTCCGTATTCACGTAGTTCTTGCGGATATTTCCAAGAACCCTGTAGAATCTGCTACGGTTTCTACCGGAACATAACAATACTCAAGGGGGCAGGGCAACTTGCCTCCTTGACAACTCTGTAGTTACGTGGTAGGTTCGGCTAAACCAGCCGGGAGATACACCATGCTACTACAACTTCTACACGAAAAAGAAGTAGACTACTGCCTCGACAACTGGGGCAAAAACGAAGACGGGGCAAAGACACAGCCTAGATCGGATGGAGAAAAACTAAAGGACAATAAAGAATGTCCTGACATGTTACCAGAAATACGGCAACTTGTTTCTACACGATTATACAACAATCCATACCTAGAGTCTGTTATCTGTCCAAACAAAGTATCAGTTAATTTTTATAACGAGTACAAAAAAGGCGGATACTATCACAAGCACATAGATACTTTTCGTGCTGCGCCTAAAGGTAACAACGTATACTTCGACTACGGATTTTCACTAGGACTTACAGACGACTACGAAGGTGGAGAGTTTGTACTAGAGAATGAGATTGGTGAGATAAGCTACACTGTAGGCAAGGGACAGTTACTTGTATTCCCCATAATGTACGCACACGGTGTAAAGCCTATAACAAAGGGAACACGAAAAGCAATCATAGGATGGATGTCGAGTAACGTATCGTACGAACAAAGTTACATCCTTAAAAATCTATACGAAGTAAATGCTACATTTATAAAAGACAACAAAGAAGACATGGCCTTAAAATCTACCCTCGTTCAAAACTACTTGGCAAAGCATTGGGGTAGATAGCATGAACTACATCACAAGTAATATTCCGTATTTTAAAGCGTGGGTTCGCAGAGAGTATACAACAAATCACGACAGATATCACGGTGAGTTTCTACACGCTATGGTTATCGCAGTCACTACTCTACCTATGCGTACCATGTCTTTTCAAGTGTTGTTCACAGGATGTGAAGACGAAGAAGACAACGTACACGGTGGTGCTATGTGGGCACGAATGCCCCTGACTGCACTGGTAGGTGACACACCCTTCGATGAGTGGCCCACACCTATGCCCACACACTTAGCCCAACCGTGGGATTGCCAGTCACACCATCATTCGGTGTTCGTACTAAACAGGGCTACACCCTGTCCGTGGTTGGCTAAGATAGATGGGGACTTCTTCCCCGCCAAGTATTACTTCACTGTAGACTACACAGACAGTGAAGTTGCAGATGATCCTGCACAACACAAACAAAGCCACGTCCTAGAACTTTTGGATGCTGGCGAGTGGACGGGCAACATAGTTGCACTTCCTAACAACAGAGTAAGGGTAACCAACCCTGCTTGGTTTGTAACGGGTGACGGCCCACCGGACTTCGCTCCTAGTCAGTGGGTCCATCATTCTAAACAAGACCCGAACTACGTAGAAGATACAGCGCGGGTATTCAACAACCTCTATGCGGAGAGTGATTATGAAGAAGATGATGAAGAGTAAGGGCATGGCTAAAGGCGGTGCTAAGAAGAAGATGGCTAAAGGTGGTATGCGCGGTGGTGCCAAGAAGAAAATGGCTAAAGGCGGTATGCGCGGTGGTGCTAAAAAGATGATGCGTAATGGCGGTAAGGCTATGAAGTCTAAGGGCATGGCAAAGGGTGGTAGACGCGGTGGCGCAACAATGACCCTAGCGGCTATCCGTAAGGCAGCTAAAGCAAAAGGCTTTAAGTTGGTAAAGGCATAGTCAGATGGCACGTCGTGGATTATACGCCAACATAGCAGCCAAGAAGCGTCGTATCAAAGCAGGTAGCGGAGAGAAGATGCGTACACCCGGAAGTAAAGGTGCGCCTAGCAAAGCCAACTTCCGTCGTGCTGCACAGACTGCAAGGAAAAAGTGAGATGGCAAAGAAAAAACCATTCAAACCTATTAAATCTAAAAAGAAAAAATCAAGTAGCGCAACACCTAAAAACAAAGCGTTGTACGCTCGTGTGAAGGCGGAGGCCAAGCGTAAGTTCGATGTTTATCCTTCGGCGTATGCAAATGCTTGGCTTGTTCGTACATACAAGAAACGCGGTGGGACGTACGCCTGATGGCTAAACCAAAAGGCGGCCTGACAAAGTGGTTTAAGGAAGATTGGCGGGATGTAAAGACTGGCAAGAAGTGCGGACGTTCTGGTGCTGAAAAGAAGAAGCGTCCTTATCCTGCTTGTAGACCAGCTAAAGTTGCAGGGCGTATCAGCAAAAAAGAAGCAGCAAAGAAGACTGGACCCGGCAAGGTTAAGTGGTCCGTGACTGCGTCTGGCAGAAGGAGGAAGTCCGGTGGCAAAAAGAAAGCCTGACAATATGCCAGCCCGTAATAAAAAGAACTTTCGGCCTACGAAAGCGGGGGCTGGCATGACAAAGGCTGGGGTAGCTGCATACCGACGCAAAAACCCCGGCAGTAAACTACAGACTGCTGTGACTGGTAAGGTGAAGCCCGGAAGTAAAGCAGCGAAGCGACGTAAATCTTTTTGTGCTAGATCTGCAGGACAGATGAAGAAGTTTCCCAAAGCTGCAAAAAATCCGAATAGCCGTCTGCGTCAAGCACGAAAGAGGTGGAAATGTTAAACCTACTTATCGGACCAATCACACAACTAGCAGGTACGTGGCTTGAAGGAACGGTTGAGACAAAGAAAGCTAAGACTTTGGCGAAAGTCGCAACGGCAAAGGCTGAAGCGACTATTATGGAAAAAAAGGCGACGGGTGAGATTGACTGGGATTTAGCTGCAGTTAAGGGCAGTCAAAACTCGTGGAAAGACGAGTGGTTGGTAATCTTGTTTTCCGTGCCCCTCATACTAGCATTCATTCCGGGGATGGAAGATGTCGTATCACATGGATTTCAGCAACTGGAGCAAATGCCTCAATGGTACCAGTACAGCTTGGGCGTTATTGTTGCTGCAAGCTTTGGAGTTAGAAGTGCGACGAAGTTCTTTGGAAAGAAGTAAGCATGGCAGAAATAACGATGGAAAGATTCCTCAAGTGGAAGATACTACCCCGCTTGATGATGATTATGATGTCAATATCCGCTTGGCGGGTAGTGGAGTGGTTTATGCTCCTACCAGATCCGACGAACGCACAAGCAGGTCTGGTGAGTGTAGTCACGGGGGCCATGACAGGTGCATTTGCGGTGTGGCTAGGACATGAGAAGCACTAAGCTATGGAAGTAATTTGGTCACTTATGTTGACAGTTTGTTCCCTAGAAACTTGTGCTACACAAACAATACAGTGGTTCGAAGAGAAGCCTATGTGTATTGAGATGCAAACCCTCCACGAAGAACTGCCTATAGACGGCGACTGGAAATCAGTAACTTACAAATGCACTGTAGTAGGAGCAAAAGAAGTATAGATGTCTATGTTTAAGATGGAAAACACGGGTAGTCACCCGTGGGAGAAAAGCCCGATGAATGCACACGCATACGATAAAAAAATGAAGTACGACAGAAACACATTTCTGTACAAACTGATTGAACACGAGGGTATGGTCCTCACTGTGTACGAAGACAGCTTGGGCATAGACACTATCGGCATAGGTCGTAACCTCCAAGATCGTGGCATCACACCAGAAGAACTAGAGTACATGGACATACCTAATATGGCTGTCGTGTACACAAATGGCATAAACGAGGCAGATGCCAAGTACCTAGCTACAAATGACATAAAGATCGTAGAAGAAGAGTTGTGCAAAGCGCACCCGTGTGTATACAAGCTAGATGCTGCACGACAACTTATCCTGATGGACATGGCTTTCAACATGGGTGTTCCACGTCTGTGTAAGTTTAAGAAGATGTGGGCAGCAGTAGAAGCAGAGGACTTCGACACCGCATCGATCGAAATGCTCGACTCGCGTTGGGCACGTCAGGTAAAGTCACGGGCCACCAAGTTGGCAGAGGCTATGAAAACGGGAGAGTTGTAATGGCTAGAGGTAGACCTGCAGAGGAAAGTGCTGAAAAAAGTATAAGCTATGATCAAGGTAGTATACGGTATGATTTGCAGAGAGGCCTTAGAAACAGGCCCGGACCGTATCCAACCCGACGAAAAATACCAGAATATGAACCACCTGAAAAAGGTTTAAAGTTAATGAGAAAAAGTAAACAAGTAGAGTTTATATAGATGACAACTCGACGCATACCCCGCAAAAAGGGGCAACCCGCAAAATCTAAAAAGCACAGTGATCTGTACACCGACGAAAACCCCAAAGGAACTATACACGGTTTAAAGTTTGTTAGTGCTGCCGAAGCACGTAGATCTGTAAGCAAAATACGTGCGTCCGGACGATCCCACGCTCACAAGACACAAGCTGCCATAGCTATGGAGCAACGAGCAAAGGCAGCAGGAAAGAATGCCGCTGCCGCTGTATATCGAAAATTTATAGAACAACAAAAGAAAAAAACAAAACGATGACTCACGTTTTTCTCCTGTTTGTCTTTGTAGGAATAGGAGATGACAAAAAGCTAGTCAGCAACGACATGCACTTCAAAGATCTCAACGAATGTGTCTGGTACGCACAAACCCTACACAAGCAAGGCAATCTCCTGACGGCATACTGTGTGCCAAAATTTATAACGGAAGGTAACGTAAAGGTATATTGATGGACCCGATTAGCGCGATGGCTACCGCATCCGCCGCATTTGGAGCTATAAAGAAGGGGTTCCAAGTAGGCCGTGACATTGAGTCGATGGCGTCTGACCTGTCTCGTTGGATGGGTGCCATGTCCGACTTAGACATGCTTGAGAAAGAAGCGAAGAACCCGCCTATATTTAAAAAGCTGTTTGCTGGTAAGTCTGTAGAACAAGAAGCGATGGAAACATTCGCTGCTAAACAAAAGGCAGAATCACAGCGCAGAGAATTACAACAGTGGATTGGCCTAACACTTGGCAAATCTAAGTGGGACGAACTGGTTCGTATGGAAGGGTCGATTCGTAAGCAACGCCAAGAAACTTTGTATAAACAACGACAACGCCGTCGTAAGTTTGTAGAAGTCGTAGCGTGGGTAGTTATGGTTACGTTTGGTATAGGTCTTCTTTTTGGTTTTGTTTTGTTTCTCAAGGGTGTAGCTGCCAACGCAGAAACGTGGCCGGAATATGTAACGTGCAGACTGAAGGGATGTAGCAAGATAGACGGGGAAAAACTGTGTATATACCACGGTCCTAACAATACAGTGGACAATGTTTGGATGAACATAAATGAATACTATCCACGAGAAATACAGTGTAAGTATGACCCTAAACACGAAAAGCCATCTACCTTACGTGAAACATTTGAAGCGATAGAAAAGTCAAGAAAATAATTCTTGCCAATAACAGTATAAAGGTGTATAATGTTGTACGAGGATAATACTATGAAACGTCTTGCTTATGAAGCACTTAAACACAAGTACGAGGCTCAGAAGAAAGATGCATTGTTTGTCTACACTAATTACACAAAAAACCCGGCGGCTATCGGTGAACACCCGGATCTGCTGGAGGAGATGGACAAGGCAGTCGCTAGTTGGGCGGACGCTCAAGACAAGCTTGATGCACTTGAAGATCTGGATGGCGAAGCTTAACGGATACTGACATGGCAAGCACCTACCTCACCCTAGTTAATAATGTTCTACGTGATTTCAACGAGGTAGAGTTGACAAGCTCTAACTTCGGTTCTTCGCGTGGAGTGCAGACCACAGTCAAAGACTACATAAATCGTTCTATTACTGACTTAATCAACTCAGAACTTAATTGGCCTTTTACACAAGCAACAGGCTCTGTAGATGTTATAGCTGGTAAACAACTGTACAGCCATGCAAGTATAGCATCCACTCTAAAGTATGTAGATTACGACAACATGTTCTTGAAACCCAAGAACTACATAACCAACGGCACGTACGAAGTGTCGGGGTCTGCAAGCATAACCGGATGGACCACAGTATCGGGCAGTCCTGCTGCAAGTTCTAAATTTGGCAACACCCTACTTCTTACCAGTGCAAAAGTAACACAAGAAATATCTGACCTTATTGTAGGTCGTTCGTATATAATCCTAACACAAACAAGTGGTGGCACCCTCACTTTGGATGTAGGCACTAGCTCTGGGGGATCACAGACTAAATCTGCCACGTTGACCGTATCAAATGCCAACGAAGTATCCCTCAACGAAACCACATTTACTGCCACAGCAATTACACACTTTGTGTCATTTACTGAAGCAGCAGGTAGCGCAGCATACGTCAAACTCATAGAACTAAGTGAAAACATAGAACCCATACCCTTGAAGTATTTGTCCTACGAAGAGTACAACGAAAGATATAGAGAACGTGATAATCGTCTGGACACTGATAAGTTTGCAGATCCTGAGTATGTGTACACTACATACAACGACGAAATTGGTTTGACGCCCATACCCGACACCAGTAACAGAACACTGGAGTTCGACTATTACGTTTCTCATACTGATCTATCTTCGGCGACTGATACGTCGATTATTCCGACACGGTTCGAACCAGTGATAATTTCTCGTGCAAAATATTACACTCATCTGTTTAGGTCAGACGTGCAGTCTGCACAGTTTTCTTTGAAAGAATATGACGACGGTATCAAGCGTATGAAGGTAGAGCTTCTCAATCGCAAGAACTACATGAGGGCTGTGTAATTGGCTGATCTGTCTCAAGCACAACCTGTAGCGTTTAACTGTGAAGGCGGTCTGATAAAGAACCGCTCTACATTTATGATGCAACCGGGAGAAGCTTTAGAATTAGAAAACTTCGAACCTGACGTAGAGGGCGGTTACAAACGTATTCAAGGATTCTCTAAGTACGTAACTGGTGTAGTTCCGCAAACAGCAGACTCCTCTGAACCTATTCTGTTAGTTGCTACATTTGCAAGCAAAGTGGTTGCAGCACGAGGCACTAGCATATTTCAAGCCACTCCCGGAGGGTCTAGTTGGACAAGCATCGACAGCGGACGCACCAGCGCAGCTAAGTACAATTTCGAACGATTTAACTTTGATGGCAACGACAAGCTGATTGTGGTTGACCAAGCCAATGCACCTACCGTGTTCAACACTTCGTTCTCTGCTACGGATGTAAGTGAGAGCAGCGTTGCTGGTTCTAAGTTTGTAGCGGCATTCAAGAATCACATGTTCTACGCGGGTAAGTCTAGCACACCACAAGAAGTAGTGTTTAGCCAACCGTTCGACGAAGACGCATTTTCTAGCGGCAGTGGTGCAGGAAGTATCAAAGTTGATGACACCATTACAGGTCTTAAAGTCTTTCGTGACAATTTATTTATTTTTTGTGAAAACAGGATATTTAAAGTTGGTGGCAGCAGTTCTAGTGATTTTGCTGTTGTACCAGTTACTCGTAACATTGGCTGTTTAAATGGCTTCACTATTCAAGAATTTGCTGGTGACCTCATCTTTCTTGGTCCTGACGGGTTGCGTACAGTCGCAGGTACAGCAAGGATTGGTGACGTGGAGTTGGGCACTATAAGTGCAAACGTACAGTCTCTTTTCAACGAAAACATTGCAGACTCTGCTAGTTTTGAAAGTCTCGTAATACCCGATAAAACTCAATACCGCATATTCTTTACTAAGTCTGGAACTGCAGAAACAATCACCAAAGGGGTGATTTGCGTGATGAAAGGGCAGAAGTTTGAGTTTGCGGAATTACGTGGCATAAAGCCAGCGTGTACAGATACATTTGTAGATGACGGCAACGTGATTGTCTTACACGGTGCTGATTCAACAGGATACATATATCGACAAGAATCAGGCAGTGACTTTGACGGCACGGCTGTGTTAGGCAAGTATCGTGGTCCCGACCTCACATTTGGTGATGCTGGCATACGTAAGCACATGCAGCGTGTTATAGTAAACTACAAACCAGACTCCACAATCGATGCTGACTTGTTTCTTCGATACGACTACGAGTCTCCGGACGCCCCCCGTCCTGCAGCATACGCACTAGACTCTACTGATGTTGCAGCTATCTACGGTACATCTGTATATGGAACGCCAACATATGGCGGTGCATCTCAACCCCTAGTCAGGCAGTCTGTAGAAGGTTCGGGGTTTGCTGTGGCTTTACGAGTAAACGATGGGGGTACTACCGCCCCTTACTCCCTCAAGGGGTTTCAACTAGAATTTCAAACAGGAGCTAGACGTTAGATGGGTGCTACTTATACCAGACAATCATCCTACACTGACGGCGATACCATCACCGCTGCTCACACCAACGATGAATTTAATCAGCTACTAGCTGCTTTCGCCTCAAGTACAGGACACACACACGACGGGACTTCAGCAGAGGGTGGCCCGATTACGAAGTTGTTGGGTAACACCCTAACATTCGGTGCGGGAACAGCAGGTACAGACATCACGATTACCTTCGACGGTGAGACAAGTGACGGTGTACTCAAGTGGATGGAGGACGAAGATTACTTTGAGTTTTCGGACGACATACTTGTTGCCAGCACAGAAAAACTACAGTTCCGCGACACGGCCATTTACATCAACTCAAGCGCAGACGGACAGCTTGACCTTGTAGCTGACACAGAGATACAGATTGCTGCTACGACTGTTGACATCAACGGTAACGTAGACATATCTGGCACACTGACAATCGGTAGTGCTGGTATATCTGAAGCTGAACTAGAGATACTAGATGGTGCTACGGTCACTACAACAGAATTAAACATTATGGATGGCGACACGTCTGCTACATCTACCACTGTAGCTGATGCAGATCGTGTTGTATTCAACGATGCTGGAACTATGAAGCAGGTGGCGGTCACTGACTTAGCTGCCTATTTTGATGACGAAATTACGGCAATGCCTAATCTTACGTCAGTTGGTACGTTAACAACCTTGACTGTAGATAATGTAATTATCAACGGCACAACTATAGGTCACACTGATGACACCGATTTAATTACACTAGCAGACGGTATTGCTACAGTTGCTGGAGAAGTGTCTGTAACTACACTAGACATTGGTGGCACTAATGTTACATCCACTGCTGCAGAACTTAATATCTTAGATGGCGTAACCGCTACCACTTCAGAAATAAATCTGATGGATGGTGACACGACAGCTACATCAACTACCCTTGCTGCTGCTGACAGGTTGATTGTTAATGACGCTGGAACTATGAAGCAGGTTGCACTGTCTGACTTTGAAACATTTTTTGAAAGCGCACTCGATACAACTTCCAATATTACCACTGTAGGCGCACTTAACTCCGGTTCTATCACCAGTGGGTTTGGTACGATTGATACAGGATCGTCAACAATAACAACAACAGGCCTTATCACTGGTGGTTCATTGGACATTGATGACGTGCTTATCAACGGCACGACAATTGGTCACACAGACGATACAGACCTTATTACTCTGGCAAATGGTGTAGTCACTGTTGCCGGGGAGATATCAGTCACTACACTTGATATAGGCGGTACAAATGTAACGTCCACTGCAGCGGAACTAAACATCCTTGACGGCGTTACATCCACAGCAACAGAAATAAACATTCTTGACGGAGACACTTCTGCTAGTTCTGTAACTGTTGCTGACGCTGATCGTGTCGTCTTAAACGATGGCGGCACAATGAAACAGGTTGCTGTAACAGACTTGTCTGCGTATTTTGACGATGAGATTACAGCTATGCCAAATCTTGTTACCACCGCTGCGACTACTGTTGGCGCATTAGACAGTGGCAGCATTACCAGCGGATTTGGTACGATTGATACAGGGTCATCTGCTATAACTACCACAGGCGTAATCACTGGCGGCACCTTAGAGGCTACTGCCGACACCTCTGCTGGTGACAACGCAGCGATTGGATTTACCAGCGCAGAGGGTCTGATTCTTACAGGACAGGGCAGCACCAGTGATATCACCGTAAAGAATGATGCAGATGCTACAGTGTTTACCGTGCCGACTGGTACGGATGATATCTTGTTTCCAGACAGTGCTAGAATTTTGATGGGTGCAGATTCTGATTTACAAATAAGTCACAACGGCAGTGATAGTGTCATTGAGGACTTAGGAACTGGAAACTTAAAAATAAAGTCAAACGGTTCAGGCATTAACTTTCAAAAGGGTGATGCTGAACTGTTAGCGACTATGGAGACAGATGGTGCGGTTACACTGTATCACGACAATTCAGCTAAACTCGCCACCGCTTCAACTGGTGTAGACATCACAGGTGGGTTTACTGCAAGTGACGGCTGCACAATCACGACTGCCGACAATTCTGCACAGCTTACACTAATATCCACAGATGCAGACGCAAATGCAGGGCCGAAACTATTATTGACAAGAGACTCTGGTAGTCCTGCTGATTCTGACTTAACAGGGGAAATATCTTTTAACGCAGACGATGATGCTGGTAACGTAACTACATTTGCTAGTATTGCAACGAAAATATCTGATGCTTCAAATGGTACAGAAAGCGGTAAAATAGAAATATCAAATATGGTTGCAGGCACTTCACGAAAGCTAATTAATATAAAATCAAATGAAGTAGTTATAAATGACGATAGCGTAGACGTAGACTTTCGTGTTGAGTCTGACAACTTGGATGACGCACTGTTTGTTCAAGGTTCAGATGGAATTGTTGGTGTGGGAATAAAAACCCCTGCTGTTGCCTCTGGCTACGGTATGCAAATTCATAACGATTCCTCTGCACAAACTAGACTAGTTATGACAAATAGCGACACTGGGTCAGCAGGAACAGATGGTTTTCAAATTGTAGTTCACACAGACACTGGCGCAATTTTAGAATTGCGGGAATCTGCTGATTTACGTTTTGCTACGGGTGCAACTGAACGTATGCGCCTTGCGTCAGATGGAGACTTAGGAGTCGGCACTTCCAACCCACAAGCACGAGTGGATATTCGCACAGCTGCACTAGGCACTGCGCTACAACTCTCAGATGATACCAACTACGGTGTTAATATGCTTGGAGTAAGTGGCGGTTTCCGCATGAAAATGAACGGCGCACAGACACTAACTATTGACCAAACTGACAATGCAGATGTTTTTCATATAAATGGCAGCGGAAATATAGGCATTGGGCATAGTTCACCTACTGCTGATGGCACTTTAGCTGGTGTATCTGTTCCGTCAGGCGCTAGATATGTCCATATTCACGATGGCGATGGTGCGGTTTTAAAACTCACAGACCCAGCATCAGGGGCAAATCGTGGTGGACAGATTGCACTAATAAATACCCACATGCTTGTCAATAATTGCGAATCTGACGCGATAAGTTTTGGCACTGGAAATTCCGAAAAAATGAGATTGGACGGTGGTGGCAACCTAGTAATCGGAACTTCATCTGCTCTTGGAAAACTACACATTCACGAAGGAACACGAAATGGCTCGTATGCTATAAACGGGTCTCGTGACGGTTTGGTTATTGAAGATAGTCAACACGCTGGCCTGTCTATTTGCGGTGGTGCTGGGAATAGTGGTACTGCTTCTATAGCTTTTCCCAATGGCAGTTCAAACATAGATGGTTTGATAAGCTATAACCTTGATGGACGTTATTTAGAGTTTCACTCTGGCGGCAGTGAGAGGGCCAGATTGGATGCGTCAGGAAACCTTTTGCTGGGAACTTCTAGTAATTTCTCACAAGGTGAAAGGTTAGCAATTAGTTACAACTATTTGTCAGGCACGGGCATAGTTATTGACAGTGGGTCAGGCGGTGGCGCGGCTATGCGTTTTCGCACAAATTCAAGTCTTGTTGGAAGCATTATTACAACCACAAGCAGCACAGGCTACAACACCTCATCAGACCGCCGCCTCAAATCCAACATACAGGACGCGGCATCCGCATCCGACAAAATAGATGCTATACAAGTACGGCAGTTTGATTGGAATGTAGATAATTCTCATCAAGACTATGGATTAGTCGCACAGGAGTTGCAGCCCATCGAACCAATGGCAGTCACAGGCAATGCCGACAGTGATGAGATGATGGGCGTGGACTACAGCAAACTCGTCCCAATGCTTATCAAAGAAATTCAAGAACTACGTAGTCGTGTGTCTACGTTAGAAGCTAGCTAATAGGAGTAAACAATGGCAACAACCATGACATTTGAATACCCACAGTTAGACAGGGTTGCCAAAAAGGGCGACAAGGTTGATGTGGTTCAGACGATACATTGGAGAGTAAACTGCGTCAGCGATAGCGACAAAGATGCTAACGGAAGATACTTGACAGCGGGTATGTACGGTACAACTGCAACTGAATTTGAAAAAGGAGCATCTTTTACAGCGTACAACTCGATTACTAAGGATTGGTGTAAGGCAAAGGTTTTGGCTTCTCTAGATAAAACAGAAGAAGAACTGAAAGCTGTGCTTGATGCAGATATCGCAGAACAAAAGACACCAACAATCCTTACCGGAACACCATCTAGCTGGTAGTGTAGATGAAGCTGACAATGGAACCCGTACTTAAAACACAGATGGAACTGGAGGCACACGAAAAAGAATGCGCTATCCGGTATGCCGCTGTGCAAGAGAAGTTAGAGGGTCTAGATAAGCGTATGTGGCGGCTAGAGGCGTTGATTATGGCATCTACGATGGGCGTGGTAGCGATGATCGTTACGATGCTGTTGAAGTTAGGATAGGACATGGCAGAAACAGACCTACAAGGTAAGACTGGCGAAGAGTTAGAAAAAGCTATAGTTCAAAAAACTGCTGAAAAAGCAGATGCTACAACTCTTCCTGAAAATGTTAAAATTACCCCGGATCAAATTTCTGTAAAAGCTGATGAGTTAATAGCAGAAACAGAGGGGCAAATGCCTGAACAAACTCCTGTTCAAGCTGCCGCTAAGATTGACACTGCTAAATTTGACCAAGAAAAACCAGTTGTAACTACCCCTGCACAAATAACTGCTGATCAAGTAGGAACCGTAGCTCCAGCAGGAGTGGCAACAGGCACGTTATCTAGTGAAAGTTTAATGCAAGCCGCACAAGGAGAACTTTCTCCAGAAAGTTTAGCGGTAGGAGCTACTCAAGAACTTGATCCTAGAGCCACAACGCAGTATCAAATAGCTGAATTGTTTAAAACAATAGAGGACGGTAAGCCGTTACCCGCGTGGGCTGCACCTGCAGTAAGAAATGCTAGTGCTATGATGCAACAACGAGGATTGGGTGCATCCTCTATGGCAGCAGCAGCAGCGGTGCAAGCTGTGATGGAATCAGGTATACCTATTGCAGCACAAGATGCACAAAAGTACGCCGCCATACAAATGGCAAACTTATCCAATCAACAACAGGCTGTTTTACAAAATGCAGCAGCTTCAGCACAGATGGACACGGCTAACTTAAATAACAGACAAGTGGCCGCCGTAAACAACGCAAAAGCTTTTCTTGCTATCGATTCACAAAATTTGACTAATGAACAGCAGAGTGCTACAATCAGTTATCAAGGTCAGCTACAAGCTATGCTATCTGATACAGCGCAACAAAATGCAGCTAATCAGTTGAATGCAAAGGCAGAAAACGAAATTGACATGTTTTTTGCTGAGTTAGGCACTCAAATAGAATCTGCAACACTCAACAGAAAAGCAGCCGTAGAACAGTATAACGTATCTCAAGAAAATGCCATGTCTCAGTTTAATGCACAAATGGAGACTGCACGAGATCAGTTTAATTCTAATATGTCCGTGCAGATTGCACAAAGTAATGCTCAATGGCGTCGGGACACTAACACGGCCAACACCGCTACACAAAATGCTGCAAACCAAATAAACGCACAAAACTTGTTAGGTTTAACACAACAAGCACAAGCTAATTTGTGGCAAGTATATAGAGATCAAGCAGCTTGGAATTTGCAAATTTCAGAAAATAATTTGTCAAGGGCACATAACGCTGCATTGCAGTCTATGGCTATTTCTGCAAACGCTAACATGTATGACGATAAATTTGATGATTTTCTAATAATCAAAACGATTGACAACATCTTTAGTTAAGTAGGTATTAAAATGAGTTTGTTTAGCACAGGATTAACTGCGATAGGATCTGTTCTTGCGGGAAAGCTTGTTGGTAAGGGTTTAGAAGCTGGGTATGATAAGTTTGTAACTGGCTCAAAGACTGGCAATTTTTTATCGGATACATTTGGGCTTGACTCCAAAAGTATATTCAATATAGGTGCTTCGACTACAGAGGCGGTAGCTGAAGCTATAGGGACTGACTTTGACGATTTGCCTACTGTATCACAGATGAGTGTTCCGACAACTGGTGGCAACACTGCTGGTAGATTTGCACCGGGTAAAGCTGCGACTGTCCCTATGGGATCATCGAATAGAGTCCCTGATGCTATAGCAAGAACAAACGTAAGAAACTCTTTAATTTCTCGTGTGCAGACTGTTAGTACACCCCGTGCTTCAGTAGTCTCTCCAAATATAAAGCTGGGTAGTTCACAAGTAGCAAAGATTAAGCGAAAGAAGTAAATTATGGCGATTGACAAACTAACTCCTCTCGCAGCCCCGCCGGGGCACTCCCTCACTGGCCCTAGAGGTAAGTGGCCGTGGGAACGTCCTCCCCGGTTTTCAGATCCTGACGACGCTATTGATTTTGTTTTAGATAAACTAGATAACCCTAAGTCTGAGGATAGTCTGGTTAAACTGATGCTTGCAGGTATCACGGTAGAAGAGATTGTAGCACAAGTGGCATTCAAAGGCTTTACACAAGGCACGTTTAATCCTGATGTAGCTGAGTTGATTAAGCCAGCTATCGGCGTGTACCTCATGGGATTAGCCGATAAAAACGGTCTACAGCCACAGTTGTTTGTTGAAGAAGAGGCAGAAGAAGAAGTAAGCGACATCACGTTTTACAAAATACTCAAGCAGCGTAATCCTAAGTTGTTTGACGCCATGAACGAAGAAATTAACAGGGCACAACGGATGCAAGAACAAGAAGCTTTGAGGGGCGCATCCCCCGCTCCTGCACAAGAAATACCACCTAGTTTCCTCGACACACCAGCGGAAGGAGTGTAATTATGGTCGCTCCACTATTGGCATTGGCGTATGCTGCCTCAAAAAAGGTAGATCAAAATCGCAGACGTAAGCAAGCTAAAGATGCTGCAGAAGCTGAAAAGGATAAGAACGCTCCCAGATATTTTGGGTATGATGAGAACGGAAAATTTATAGCTGGAGTGAAGTCCAACACTTTAGAATACCAAGCTATAAAGGATGTCACCCACTTTTCTGTGGGGGGAGGCGACCCTCAAAAGTTAGAAAAGCCGTTTACTCCACAGCCTGTTTACTGGGACAGAGAGAACAAAACACAAGTTTCTGCTGCAGAATACTTGACTATGTCGCAGGGAAAACTTGATTCTGGTTCTTTTGTATCATCAAGTGATCTTCCGGGTATCGGCTTGAGAATAGAAACTGAAGCCCCAACCTATACAATTCCTGACATGAGCAACATAGTCAAAATTGGAATGACAACTCGCACGGGTGTAGACTACTTGCCGTCGGAGATGTTGGAGTCTGTGATGGGGGATGATGATGAGGATTCGTATACAGTTCTTTGGAACGGCAAACCGTGGGGGACAGGAGTAGAGGGGCTGGCAGCAGCACAAAAAGCTAGAGCAGCAGATACTAGCGTTGCACAATACCAAGAAATATCTACGATTAGTCCTAACGGAGTGGTCAGTACCGCTTTTAAAGAAATAAAAAAGCCTGAAGAACCAGCCAAAATATACTACGGGAGTGAATATATTGGAAAAGGTAACGAGGGGTACGAGACTGCACTAGCACGGGCTGCAGCCGACGGAAAAAATGCCAAAGTAATTAGATCATTAAAAGATGATGTGCTTAAAGTTGCTCTTGAAAAACCAGAACCAGAAGACCCGCCAAAGGGCACGGTATACAGAGTTGGCGATCCCGACGACCCAGATAATCCCAGAGTATTTTTGGACATTTCTGCAGCAAAAAGATTTGCTACGGAGAACAATGTACCACTGGGTGAAATAGAAATTGTTGAAGGTGCTGCTGTAGAAGGAACTGGTGAAGATAGAAAAATTGTTTCGTCCGGTGGTATTGAGTTGTTTGAACCGCCAGAAGAAGAAGATCCTGCAGATACGGCTGTCGAACAAGCTTACGTCCCGCGAAAACTAGGGAGCGAAGATAAATTTGTTTACGTTAATGTATCTGATTTGACTCCCGCTGAAACTGCAAAGTATGCGAAGGGAGAGTACAAGACACGGCTTAATAAGAACGACGGGAAAGAGTTCACAAAAGGAGAATTTCCTAATGGCTCTAAGAGTTCTAACGCAAGTCAACAGTCTGCTATAAACCTATCAGAGTTTTCTGGGGGTTTTGTTGAAACAGTAGACGCTGATGGCGAACCTACTACAATAGGCTTTGGATTTGCAACAGGATCTAAGTCTGAAAAAGACCCTTCTATACGTGTGGGATCAGCTATTCAATCTGTTTTGAAACATCCTGAAGCATTTATAAAGTTGCAAAGTGACCCGTTACAATATGCTGCGTTTTTAGACGCGGTGAGTAATCAGGTAATGGCTGCATATCAAAAAGATTCCGCAACAAATATAGTTACTGGAGTTACTCCACAACTACCTGTAGAAGTTCTCAGTATAACTAGAGACTACGCCATGAAAAAGTTTGCGGGTTTGTCTAACATACCCGGTATAGAGAAGGTTCTTACGCAAAAGTTTGATGAACGTCTAAATTTCAGACGCACATTCGCAGAAAGCACAGCAACAGAACAGACTGGTGCAGGTATGGTGATAGAAAACACCGTAGAGATTCCTGATTCTGAAGACCCAAATGGAACTGTTACACGAAATGTAATCATGGGTGTTGCGTACGATCCAAAGTACAAAACCACCATCGAATTACTTTCTGGACCTTACGGACTTTCCAAAGATACAATCGCCTCACTTATGATCCCTAAAAAAGGAGCAGAGGCTATAGATGTAGATGGCTCACCTGTAACCATAATGGCAGAGGAACAGCCTGTGATGGAAATGGTGCAGCAAATGATAAGCACACCGTTTTACTTTACAGACAACGAGGGCCGAAGACGACAAGGCAGTTTGTTTGACGCCTTTGCTTTTATAACGCGGCCTGAAAAATTGCGTCAGTTTAAAAACATGAAAGTCAGTCCACAGATAGAGCGTGACCTAGCTGGAATGTTTATTGATGCGACAGAGGGCAACGCTTTGTACGGTATTCGTTTGCTTGAGAATCTTGCTCCGTTTGGATCTAACATAGCAGGAAGAGTCCTTAATGCACAATACGGCACAGACAATGTAGATAAGCTTTCATTAGGTGGTAATGCTTCCGCAACTGCAGCAGGAACAGCATTCGGAACACTGAACAACATTCGTGCCACTTACTTTTTGCCGAATCCAATGACGGGAGAACCTGATCCTAGTCGCCCCATTGACTTGACTATGGCAGCGGGTGAATTTGTTTTGGGCGTAGACGGTATCGTGTACTTGTTAGACAAGGCAGGAGAGTTTGTAAGACAGGGCTTTGGTAGCATAATACCGCAAGAACAAGTTTACCAAAGGGCGTTGGCTTCTGTGGCTCAAGTTCGTATGAACGTCATGTCCGCTGAACAAGCGGCACGATCTGTTGAAGAGGGTGGACGAGGACAAAGCGTAGAGGCTAATCAGGCAGCAGCGCGAAGAAATCAAGCTCTACTTGAGCAGATACTAGATGATCTTCAAAGTGATGCAATGGATACTGTAACTATCAACGGCCAAGAACAAGAAATAGCTAGAAAACTGATCGCAGCACGTAGGCTATACAAATACCTGTCCGCTTATCAGATGGCTGCAGCTATTCAGGGAGGAACGGGCGGACGTACAATATCTGACCAAGACGTTGAAAACATGCTCAGTGCCTTTAACTTTACTACAATCAGTACGCCTAAAGCCGAACTAGCTACCCTCGACGCTGCTATGGGCATGATGAAGCGTATCAGAGATGTTAACGGTGCTATCGGAAGCCCCAGCAAGTTAACACGATATGCAGGATTCACCTACGAAAGACTTGAGGGTGCGGCGCAAGGAACTGGTAGAGTGACTGTGTACAGAGATGTTCTCAACGCTCGTGACTACTTGGCTGAACCCGGAGCCAGACAACGGGGCGGAGATGGAAGTCAGCCTACTGTCACTGTGACTCGTGACGACTTTAACGCCTATCTTCTTAGTAATAACGAGTCAACTTTATCTCCCGATGATAAACCGGAAGATCACCCAAGATATGCAGAATACTTACAAGCTATGGGATTAGGAGCGCAGTCTTAATATGGCCGAACCAGAAAACACCACACAAGAAGAAGATCTTGGTCCTCGTGTTGAAGAAGCACCAAGAGAACCGCTACAAAAGTCATTCCTAGAAAGAATGCAATCTTCTATCGGAGCCAGACCTGCAAGTCCGGTTGATCTTGTTGTTGTGCGTGATCCTGAAATACCCCCATTCAAGCCGGAAACTCCGTTCGAAAAAACTCGTCCCTTCTACGGCACTCCTAGTGATCGAGCGACTGGTATTAGAGTGGACGGGGGGCAACCTCCATCAGTGGTGTTTTCTGATCCACAACGAGGTGCCCCCGCTGTCGTAGGGGAACCGGAAGTCACATACGAACCCTTTGCACTGTTTGGTCTACCCAGCTTTGGCATAGACATCCCTGCAGAACAAAAATTTAACAAGCTTGCTGATATCGATTATACCAAACTTAGTCCTATACTATCAATCAACGAGGTGTATGATTTTAGCAGCCCTGAACAAGTTGCAGCAATAAACTCATACACAGGAATTGTTGACAGAGACGGTAGAAAAATACCGTTTTCTCCGAACTCATCAATAGATGATAAAATACGGGTAGCAGATAATTTTGAAGCTGTGTCATTTTTTAAAGCTGCTAGGGATGCGGATGATATAGTAGATAAAATACCGTGGGAAACTGTAATAGCAAAACGTCTAGAACTTCCTGCTGACTTTGCAGACAGGCAGGGACGTGTGCCTCTCAAGATTCCCGGTACGGACATAGGTCTGCCTCCTACAGCCCACCAAAAACTTTTAGGTTTTAACTACCTCACATACACACTTCCAAACTACGCAGAGCCTGATCTTCGTAGAGCGGAAGCTTTACGTCACATGAATGTAGCTTTACTAGAATTGAGTGAAACATATCCCGAACTAAAAGATGCTCGTACACGACTGGGTATTCTCGACTACACAGCAGCCATAAAGTTTTACGACGGTAAAAAAATAATTGCTGAGTATGGTCGTACCGCCTCCAGAGCCGGATTTGAATTTGCTGGGTGGTTTGTCGGCGAGGGGGCACAAGCAATAATGAGTGTTGGTAAACTGTTTGACTTTGAAACGCCAGAAGGCGGTTTACTTGACAGTAAAACCCGACAAGAAACACTCACATCATTCATTCCGCGATACGCTGATGGTCTTCAGCGGCGTCTTTTACAAAACGGTGTAGACGTATCTTTTGGTGTAGCGGAATATCTTGTTAGACACTCCCTGAGCCTACCTCCACGAGTTGTAGCTAACGCCGTAGAATTTATCATGCCTACATCTTTAGCGGCAAAAGCTAAACAGACACTTTCCGCTGCCGACTACAAAGCTTTTCAAATGTATAGACAAGCACAAGCAAAAACTGGCAGAACAGATATAGATGGATTTGAATTCTTAAACGAGTTCGTAGAGAATAACAAAGCTTCACTTGTGACTCGCGGAGTCAACACGCTTCTTATGAACAAAATCGTAAACGTGCCCCTGTTTGGTCGGGGTGGAAAATGGGCACGAGTGGGACTTTTAAGCCGCCTCAACGCAGGTAAAAATCTAGCTGAGATGGAATTACCCCTGCCACAAAGAGAAGGTTATGCAACTATCTTGACAGTACGGGATAGGTCAACAAAATTACGGGACGACATACTAGAAAGGGCGGCGGCAGAAAAACGTGCCCCAACCAAAAAAGAAATGGATCGTATAGAAATCTATGAAGCCAAGATAAAAGAAGCAAATATAGACTTGATGGCTGAAGTTGCACAACAAAACGTGCCCGATTTTATGCGTACTATGGCACGTCAAAATAACTTCATGGTAATTGGTTCCGCTGTGGGCGGACAAATGATACAGCACTTGGGCGGTGATCCGGGGTTGGGTGAGGCTATAGGCTTGGGTACATCACTTGTTGTTTATTTAGGATCAAGCCAAGCAGCAATCAAGTGGGTAAAATCTACATTTAGAAACGCTGACAAAAAAGCTATAGATCAAGCAGAATTTATCGCACAAGGCATCAACACATTTGATCCTGAATACTCAGAGGCAATCCTCACCCGCGCAGGATATATGAGAGAATTGCGTGACGCCTTAATAGAAGAAGACATTCCTGCCGAAGTAGTTAACTTATCTATAGGACAACTTACAGGACTCGCTGTTTTACAGGCTCTAGATGCTACCACACGTCAAAACATATCTGCTAAACAAATCGGAAAATTTGGCAAAGAAGTACAAGACCTGATAGACATACACGCTGCTGAAACGGAGCTTGTTGTTGAGCTTCGCGCAGTATTTAGTAGAATGGCACAGGACAGCTACCCAGAGGGCAGTGCTGCCTCAAAGATGCAAGAGTTAATTGGTAATGCTATTGATTTTGCAGAGAAGGACATAGACCAAAGAGTTGCGGACTTCGACGTTTTGATCAGCAACGCATCTTACAAAGTACAGGCTATGGTCGAAAACAACACAGGAAAGTCGCTTAGTCACACTGGTTTAGGAAAAAGGTATTTAGACGATTTTGAAACTGCTCTTACAAACTTGACTGAACTTGGTATTGAGTTGTCTGAAAATACCGTAAAGGCAGTGCAAGAAATAGCTGCAGAACGAACAGGAGCAGTTTTATCTGTGGCAGAAGCTCGTGCTAGTGCAGCACTTTCAGAATTGGGAGACATAACATCTGGGCAAGCTGCAGCAGCGGATTTTGTTGGAGATAAGGGTGTAAAACCATTCGGTAGAGCCGTTAATGTGACTAAGGATGACATACCTAGATTTGAAACGGGAGAAGACTTACAGTCTATTGTAGTTGAAACCTCTCACGTTAGGGATCGTGAAAATGCCAGTGCAGGATTTAGAGTTCTTGATAGAGAGCAGTACATGATACAAACTCCGGGAGGAGAATTTATGCCTGTGGGCACACAGCCGTACGTGGATGGTGGCAGTTTACTAGATGGTTTGATAAGTGCTGTAGGGATAGACACAGGTGTTGACCTTATAGATTTTGCTACAGGGAAGAATCTGTCTCCAAGTACAGTGGCCGCAACCACGGGAACATTCAGAAGAGCAGCAAATAATTTCTTTGAAATGATGGCTGACGAGGGAGAGGACGTAGCACAGACAATCAAAAACACTGTAGAACTAGCTAGTGCTGACGCCTCTTTTGCTACTCAATTTGGAAATCTATCAAGCTTAAAAGGCAACAACGACGCTATAATTGCAGCTATGTATCAGCGGCATTTAGCAAGTCAGTCTAATAGTGTTGTTGACACAATGAAGATATCAATGACACAGTTGCGTAAATTTGACAGCATGTTTAGAGAGATGGGCTTCAAAGCGAAGTCACCAGCAGCACAAACTCGTTACAGCAATGTAAGCGATGATATAACGGAAATGTTTGGGCAGTTTGTGGTGGATACAGATGACGGCCCAATGTCTGTTGGGCAACTTTTTGTGCAACTTGAAGATACTGAAGCGCCCGTAGCTGTAGCTACGGCACTAGCAGGATTTCGCAAAGAGTGGACTGATTACAAAGCCAACTGGTTTGACGATCCTGAAGTTGCAAGATGGATGGGCTGGGGAAAACGCGCATCAACCTCCCCAAGCGCAGATGAACCTCTGGGACTAATCAAAGAAAAAGTTTCTCAGCCTAAAAACTGGATGAATTTTAACACGATGGACTCTAATAACGTACAGGACATGTTCCAAACATGGAGAAAAACTGTAGGTTCTCGACGTGCATCTCGTAATAACGCTAAACATATTGATCCCAATTCAGATGTAGGAAAAGCATCTATTGCTGCCATGCGTGTTCAAATATCATCGTGGGTACAGAGCTACACCAAATCTCCGGACTTTAGTATAGAAGTGCTAGACGAAAAGCTTAGACTGATGCAAGAAAATTTTGTAGGCGTTGATGCAAACGGAAAAGATGTTCCGCTGTTTCCAGAGATAGGAAAACTAATAGATGACACAAGGGGATTAGAGTCGGGCAGTGTTAGTGCTGCAGTGTTAGCTGAAGTAAGACAAGCAGAAAACAGCTTGGTTGATACTATGGCGGCGGAGTTCAAAAGAAACAAAAACAGCTACACAAAGGATATGAATACCGCTATAAAGACGCTTCAAAATTTTGCAACTGGCAAAGTGAATCCATCTGACCTCATAGGCACCCTTCTTAACGGTGGCCCCCTCTTAGTAAAAGATTTTAAAGAAGCTCTCAAAAAGACAAAAAAGGCAGATGGAAGTTTTTTTGTAGATGATGACATTGATGTCCTTCTAGGAGATATGGCTGTACAAGCTATAGAAGATACAATGTTTACCTCAACAGGCAGACTCGACGTTAATCCTAGAAATGCAAATCAACTAGTTCCGTCGTACGATTTTAACGTGGACATGCTTGCTGATTTCATAGGCTACGGTAACAGGGATAAAGAACAAGCCATGATTAAAGTCTTTGGTCAAGCTAGATACAATGTAGCTAAAAGGATGGTTGAGTTTATACGCAACAAAGAAAACTCATCTTTGGGTGGTTTGAGTGTCAGCGGAATACCGCGCCGCTTTTCAGTTGAAAGTTACATATCCAGATTCTACGCAATCAACCGCGATGTCATAGGCCCACAATACGTAGCCACAGAATCGATACTTCAAAGGATGCGTTTACGTAACTTTAGTGTGGTGCAAGCTGCTCTTACTGATCCTAAAGTTGGGGAGTTGTTTCTTGAAATGTTGGAGTCTGGTAAACCGCTGCCTCCTAAAAAAGAAAAAGAATTAGCCACTCTTCTCACAGCAGTGTACGTTAAACTCAACGCTACTTTGCCACAATACGCCCGTGAGGGAGGAATTGCAAAAGAAGACTTAGTAGGACTTCCCGGATGGAAAGTAAGAGAAATGACGGAAGAATCGTTGAGCGGCAGTGTGTTTCCGTTGCATCCTGAATATGAATTAGAAATGATCAGAAGAATACCTACTCAAAGACCTATGTTTACAAATTAGGAGTAAAACATGAAAACCTATAACAACGGTCCACGCAAACGTATGATGTACGGTGGCGCGGCAAAGAACAAGCCCATGATGAATGGCGGCATGGCAACCAAAAAGAAACCCCGCAAGAAAGCTTACGGAGGTGGCATGATGACGGCTACACAGCCGCAACAAAACATGATGCAAAATCAGATGATGCAGAAGCCGATGATGAAGATGGCAGAAGGTGGTAAGTTCCCTGATCTTACAGGGGATGGTGAAGTTACCCAAGCTGACATTCTTAAAGGGAGAGGAGTTTTTAACAAAGGAGGTGACGTTTCAGATCGTCGTCGTGCTTATGGCAAAAACGAAATGGGCATGATAAATGCTAGACTAGGACATGCCGTAGAAAGTCTCATTTCAAATACCGATTCAGATAGGCCTGATGGCAAACTTACAAAAGACTCTATAAAAATGTACGTCAACGATATTAAATTAGCTGTAGAAACGGGTATAGCAGAGGCTGCTGGGTTTAGCGATGCCAAAATTAAACAAGCTCTACGTAGAGCAACCAAGTAAACTACACATACCTACCCGACTTTTCCATGATCTCCTTAGACATAGAACTTAGGTAACGAACTAGGGACGCTACAGAGTGTGCACCGTCATACTCAGGTAATCCCTTGTTTATTACCTTTTCTAGTTCCTCCGGGTTCACACAGTCGGACAGAAGTTCTACCTTTCCGTCCTGCAGCAAGTTCGCTTCGAACTTAAATAGAAATGCTTTTTTTGACATCAGATAACTCACTTATCGGAAGGTTGTAGCAGTCAGCCCTGAACTCAAAGCTGTTTGCAGGGTCTATATCGCCCCGCTTATATTTCGTTGCCTTCGTGTAGAAATCTGATTTAGATATTTCACCTAATATCCACGCTACCGACATGTCTCCTAAGATGCGTACAAACACATAGTTGTCGCATTCTTGTGTGGCACCGTGTGCAGCCACTGAGCATTCGTAGTGTGGATAGGGACGTGTGTTGCAGCGTTTCGTCTTCACATCGATACGCTCCCCGTCCCTAACTATATCATAGTCGTACGTGCTAGACTCTGTGGCCCCTGTGAGGTCCGCTACAATCACCTCACCAATCGCGCCTACAACATGACTCTTACTGCCTGTTATGCTGCCCTGTAGATTACCTACTTGGGCAGCTTTCTTTTTTGCGCGACTGATTATCTCAGGCGTTATCGTTACTTGTATCACTAGGTTCTTCCAAAGACTTTGCAAGAGTGCCCTTGAACATAGTTAGGGCAGCCTGAGACTGCGCCACTTTCATATTCAAAGTGTGTATGTTATCTGTTACCTCACGTATTTGCATCAACAGGTATTTTTGTGTGTTGTCCAAGTCGTCAACTTTGTATTCGACATCATTGACGGTGATGATGTTACTCGTGTTCTCCATTGTTACTCCTTCCCAATGGCCCAAAGTATTTAGGTTTACGTCTTGCAGTTTCGAATGTGCCCACAGTGATTGCAATACCCGCTATGAGCAGCACATGTAGTATAGCACTCACACCGAAAACTACAACAGATCCCACCGACATAGAAAATATGATGCACCACATCCACGCAAGTATCTGCATAATGAGATGACGTGTGTTTAGGTCAGGTATATTACTCAAGGGATTATACCTGTTGTCCATAACCGCGCTCCAAGCGTCGTACACAAGCCTTAACATATCACGCCGCACTCAGGTCTACAACTTCACACACACCCGCTGTACAGGCTAATTCACGCGATCCAGTGGTGTTGTCTTCTCGTTCGAAGTCAGTGAGCCGTGACCAGTCTAGATTTACGTACGTCATACGATCCTTCCATTCGATGTAATCATCAGGCTCTATGTCTTGGTATGGTGCCTGTTGATACGTGTGGTCAGAGAACGGCAAGAACGACACACCAGATGCCACGTCAAAGTTCTCGTACACCCACGCACCCACGTCCATCCACTCATCCTCCTTGACGGTAACAGTGATGGATGGCTTGTGTTCACACCAGTGTATAGCGTATGTCTTCCACAGTTCAAGCTGCTCTATAGCAGTTGTATCCGTACGCATGACAGCACCCTCTGGTGACTTCATAGGAAACGAGAACACCGTCACTGACTCTGGCTTCATCACGTCACGTTCTGCTGGCACACCAGAGTCCACAAGAAACTGTGTGAGCGGATCTTTCGAATCCCCACGCACAGTGCGTATGTAGTATTCGCTGTGTCTAGCGTGTATGCCGCTTGCTGCGTCCACTAGCTGAGACACAGTGCCCGACGGCTTGACACAGGTAATGGCACTGCTTTGTGGGATTCCTAGAATCTGGGCATACTGTCGATTCGTTTCTATCGCTGTGTCGCGCATTTTTTCTAGCCAGACTTTTGAGTCTACGTTCTTCGATAAAACTGAGTGATCCATAATACCAGTTAAGGACACGCCCAATAATCTTTCTTCCTCTGTGTTGTCTTTCCATACTTTCCTCAAATATTTGAAGTCAGTGAGGGTGGACTGTATCGTCCCCAAGATGGTAGCTAGGCGCACCTTACGTTCTAGGGTCTTGAGTGTATCGTGTTCACGCACTACCACTTCTGACAGGTTACAGAACTGGTATGGGCGTAAGATAATCTCACTGCAGGGGTTGGTGCCCCACATATGTCCTGTCTCACGTCGTCCGTTACGAGCAACCTGTTTGTCTGCAGCCTCACGATTGAAGATACCACGCTCTCCTGACTTGGAGTCATACAAGGCAAGCCACTCACGCATAAACGTGCCCATCTCTGGCTTACACTTGTAGGCTACAGAATTGTTGGCTAGGGCACGTTGTCCTTCGTGCTCCCACCATTGCCCTGACTTAGCGTGTGCCATCTGATCATCATTCAGATTCGACAAGCTAATCAGCGCAGAGCGGCGCACTCCCCCTACGACTACAACCTCTCCCACCTTGCACATAAGATCGTGACACTCAATAGGATATAGTCTGCGCCCCTTTGCTTTCTTAAATGTTTCTATCGTAAAATTAAACAAGTCGATCAGAGGCTGTGGTCCGGATGCACGACCTCCCATGATCTTCAAACGTGCGCCAGCAGGACGCACACCATCCACGTTGTATTGCGGAACTTGCCCCGCGTAGAGTAGAGCAATCAACTCACGATACGCTTTTGCCCATCCCGGCTTGCTATCTGCCACATTAATTACCGTATCCGACTTGCTAAAGTTGTCCGACACCACAGGCAACTTATCCACGTTCTCACGCTCTACAGAAAAACCTACCCCTGTGCCACACATTAGGATGTACATACACTCATCGAACGCACGAGGGCTGTCCACAGGGATGTAGCTACAGTTGTAGCCACAGATGTTATCCCGCGCTAAAGCGGGACCAGCAGTCATCATAGCCCTCATAGACGGCATGATCTCAAGATTGAGGATAGCCTCACGCAAATCCTCTACGTCACTGTCGGGAAGAACGTAATCGAACTTGTCCTTCAAATGATCTGACATAAACCCGATGTAACGATCTACGGTTTCATCGAAGTTCTCACGTCGTCC